GCGGTGCCGGTGATGCCGAGGTCTTCGCAGTTGTTGCCCTGCTCGTCCATCTCCAGCAGTGCGGTCTTCTTGCCGATCGCGGCCAGAGCCACGGCGAGAGCTGCGGCAGTGGATGACTTCCCCACACCGCCTTTGCCGTTGACGACGACGAAGACCTTGCGTTCCAACTGGCCGGATTCGATGAGCTGAAGGCGTCGTCTGAGCGCCTTCTTGATCTCGGTGAGCGATACCAGCGACATGCTGGCCGTGATGAACGGCATCGGTGTGCCTCCTGGTGGTGGCTGGGGGTCAGATCAGCACCAGAGGCTACACATGATGAGGGGAGATACAAGGTTGACGGGGTGTTATCTCCCCGTATGCATGAAAAAGGCCCGGCACATGGCCGGGCCTCTTAGCGTGCTACACGACACCACCCTTAGCGGGAGTGTTAGCACAGGTATTAGCACGAGATGTAGCGGTCAGGCGGCCTCAGGCTTGAGGGGAGCCCAGCAGCCGCACCCGACCATGCAGCTGGTGTGCGTACCGGCGCCGGAGTCGAAGACGTGCCTTCCGATGAAGTGCCCGCAGCCCTTCCGCTCACAGACCGGCGGATCGTCCACCGGGTACAGGGACTTGTTGGTCTCCACGAACTTGGGGTCACGCTGGTCACCCCACTCCGCCATGAGCCGGGCCCTGGTCACCACCCGGACGATGCCCACAGCTTCGATCAACACCGAGCACTGCGGGCACGGTTCGTCGGTGCAGTAGAGGGTGGCCCCTTGCAGAGCCTCCCGGCCGTGCGCTTCGATGGCCATCAAGATGGCATTGTGTTCGGCGTGGATGGCTGAGCAGCGCCAACCCGGGGCGTTGTAGTCCCCTCCTGGCGGGACGTCTTCCTTCGACCGCAGACCGCGCTCACAGCCCTTTTCCTCGAACGAGCAGTGTGGTTTGCCGGGTCCGGTGCCGTTGTAGCCCGTACCGAGGACACGGGGTGTTGGGCCGCCTGAGACCACCACGGCACCGACGTGACGGCGGGTGCAGATGGCCATCCGGGATTCGCCTTCGGCGTGCCCCAGGTTGACGAGGTCGCGGAGTTCGTTCCGCGCGTTCCGGTATTCGTGTCCGCGATCCATCAGGTTCCTTGTCTGTTCAGCAGAAAAGGGCCGCACAGTCAGCCTGTACGGCCCTCTTGGGGGTTGTTACAGCGACATGGACAGGTGCCACAGTTCGCGCGTCGGGCCCGTCTCCAGTCCGTGAGACCACTCGTAGGGCCACTCGACTCCGGCCGCGCCCCGGATGTTGCCTGCGATGGCTGCCAGGGAGTCGCTGTCGCCGTTGGAGACGGCTGCACGCTGGAGAACCTGTACCGGGTTGTCCCAGAGCCCTGCAACGCACAGCATGGCCCCGGCTAGCGCTTCGGGAGCCGTCCAGCCCTGGCCCGTGATCTCGCAGGGGTCGGTGTCGCCCTTCCAGCCGATGTTCAGGGCCGTCCGGGCGGACAGCAGGTAGCCCTTGCACTCCTCGTATCCGGCGCGCAGGTAGGCCCGTGCGGAGCCATACTCGGACTGCTCCCACAGGTCTCCAAGGACGTCGGTCGGGTAGTGGTTGTTGTGGTGATCCCGGCAGAGTTCGATGAGCATGTCCAGGATTTCCCGCCCGTTCATGCCGTCGTAGGCTCCTGAGATGGCCATCACCGTGAGGGCTGCCGAGGCGAGGGCTGCCGGGTGGGCGTGCGTGACGGCGGAGGACAGGTAGGCGAGGTTGATCCGGGATCCGACTCCGGGGTCCTGGATGAGGGCGATGGGGGCAACGCGCATGTTGGCGCCGCATCCCATGGTGTTGATGTCGGTGGCGTCGGACCAGTGCAGACCCTTGGCCATGTTGTTGCAGGCGCGCATGCACGCCCCGCCGGGTGCCCGGTTGTTGTCTGGGTGCTTGGACCAGGTGACGTACCGCTTGGACAGGTTGTCCGCGAACTCCCCGGCGAAGTCGACCGTGCTGGTGGCGGTCGTTTCGATGAGGGCCCGGCCGGTGGCGATGGTCATCTGGGTGTCGTCGGAGACGAGCGACTTGCCGTCCTTGGTCCGGAAGCGCTCGGCGAAGCGGCCCATGTTGAGGTCGTATGCCTGCCACTTGTACGCAAAGAGGTTCTGCGTGATCACTTCGATGCCGTCGAACTCGACCTTGTATCCGAGGGCGTCTCCGAGGGCGCCTCCGATGAGGGAGGAGAGGATCTTGTCGTTCTTCAAGGGGTGCTCCAGGGTGGTGGTTGGGATTATGTATCTACCCTAGCACACTAGTGAACTAGCGCACAAACTCCGGCCAGTGCCAGGTACCGCCGCGTCGATCACCCGGCGGCAGAGAACAGGTGCTGCCCGCCGGGTCGTACAGAAAGCAGCCGCCCTCAGCGAGCGGCTGGAAGTGAATGCCGGTCGGGTTCGTCACCTGAAGACCGACCTGGTGAGGTTCCTCGGCATTGACCTCGGTGACCGTCGCAGCCCGGCACTGCGGAGTGAATGCCTGCGTGCCATCCTCCCGGATCGGCGTCCCGTGGCTGACGTAGTGGACCGCCCGGCCCACACTCGGCGTGTTCATCGTTGCATCTCCTTCTCGTAATCCCGCAGGAACCTGCGGACGGATTGCTGGTACAAGGCATCCAACAGAGCGTCATGCTCTGTCGAAGTCCGCTGGGGGAGGGGAGGGTTGCCGAGGCGTACGGCCTCCTGCTTCAGATCGTTCGTGTACTTGGGTACGCACGGCGGGAGATCGATCATCCGGCCCCACAGCTGGCACAGCACCACGTGGTCATACGCCCCGTGATCTGCCCACAGCTGCGGATCGTCCACGCCCCCGATGAACCGGTGAACCTCCGCCGAGATCTGGCGCTTCGGCTTCACCAGCGGATGCGCGTAGTCGAACAGCCACGAATCAGGCATGCTCAGACGACGGTCCCCGTGAGGCTGCGGTAAGTGCGGGACGACGTTCTCCATCAGCCACGCGTGCCGCCGGATCTTGCGCCGCAGCTTCCGGCCCCTCCACAGCCGGGCGATGTCCCCGTTGACGGCGTAGTACGTCTTGCCGTCCTCCCGGACCATGCCTATCGAGATCATCTCGATGGTGACCCCGTCCTCCAGGAACTCGAAGTCATAGTCGATGTCCATCAGAACCCCTCCAGATACGCGTCAAGGGCCCGCTCGCCTCCGATGTGGAGGACATGCAGGCCCTGCTCTATTTCGCTTGGGTACGTAGCGGCGTACGCGGTGAACCAGGAGAGATCGGCTTGGGGACCCAAGTACCACTCCAGAGCGGTGACTATGGCGTCCCGCAACGCGATCCGGGTATCACTCACTGCGCACCCTCTCCTTGGGGTGATTGGGGCGGCCATTTGATCAGGTTTAGGCTGGCCAGACCCTTACGGCTCCTCCTGAGGTGCGGTTGGAGCGAAACTCACCAGGTCCTGTTATCGCTACGGGCGTTGGCCGTCCCTTCAGGGTGATGCAGCTACCCGAAGGGGCTGCACGGCGTTCCTGCTTGCGACCCTCACGGAACCTGTGCGCCCGGCGGGGTTCGAACCCGCATGCCTTGCGGCGGCAGCTTTTGAGGCTGCGGTGTATGCCATTTCCACCACAGGCGCTTGGTACTGCAACAAATCCTGCGAAACGGTGATTGCGCTGGTCAGAGTACGGCAGAGGGGGCCGACCGCCCGCGACCCCCTCTAACTTCCGAACCAGTAGCAGCCTATCACTTCTCCAGTGCAGGGCGCCCCCCATGCAGCTCTGTCTGCCCCACCATCGCCTGCGCACCCGCAGCGCTGCCGTGCCGCCACCCGTGATCACTCCACAGCCCGCGAGCCTTCTGGTTCCGCAGTCCGGTGATTGCGGACAGTTCCCGGGCGATGCGTTCGGCGGTGTCCACCAGGACCAGCTGATAGCCCCTGCCCGCCTCCTGGACGGCATCTTTGCGCTTGGCCCGGATGCGCTCAGCGGCTTCCGAGTAGAACGCCAGACAGAACGACTTGCGGCGCAAGCGCAGTTCAGAGGTGATGTAGCGGGTGAAGTCCTTCGCATCCCCGCCGCTCTTGCGGATGTCGGCTGCCGCCTGCCGCAGGCTGGAAATACGGCGTTCCTGGTTGACCTGCTTCATGTACTGGGCGCAGGCGTTGGCCTCTTGAAGGGTCAGGGAGGGGATCAGCACTTTGAGCACGTTCATGGTGGATTCGGCGGCGTAGGCCACCAGCTCTTCTTCTCTGCCCTTGCCCCGGCGCTTGCTGCGTACGTACCCGTCTCCGCCCATGGCTTTGAGGACGTCGAACAGGCCGTGTCCCCGGGTGCTGTTGAGGCCGTAGGACGTGGGGTAGGTGAAGACGTGGGTGATGACGGCTTCCCGCGTGTACTGCCCGCTGTGCGGATCGAGCTGGCTCGCGTCGACCTGGTATTTCTCCATGAGGGTGGTGACCCGGTCCAGGGCGAGGGAGCGCTCTTCCTGCGTGCTGACGGGATCTTCGGCAAGTCGGAGGAGAGATTCGATCTGTTCCCTGATGCGTTCGGGGGTCGTGTTCTTGGCCATGATTCCTCGGGTGTGATGGGTTCGGTTGTTCAATCATATCAGGGTAGATCGTTTGTGATCCTTTCGCGGAAATGGCTTGCGCACCCTCGCAGTGCATGTTAGTGTAGATATATCAGCAAGGGACACCAACCGAGGAGACCCCGAAATGGCTACTGCCTACGCCGCCAAGACGATCAGCCCCAAGCAGTCCGCCTACATCGCAAGCCTCCTGGAACTGCGCACGGTCCCTCGGATCCTGACCCTCCAGTTCACCGAGGACATGACCTCCAAGGCTGCCTCGGACCTGATCGACGAACTCACAAAGTGCCCCTGGAAGAACGCAAAGCCCCAGGTCAAGAAGGGTGAGCCGGTCGGCGAAGGCTTCTACTGCATCACCAAGGGCCTGTGCGAGCTGGTCTACTACAAGGTCCAGACCTCGAAGACCTCAGGCAAGCGCTACGCCAAGATCTGGAACGGTAAGGGCTGGGACTTCGCCCCGGGCGGGATCTACAAGCTCACCGACGCTGACAAGCTGACGAAGGAGCAGGCGGTCAAGTTCGGCAAGAAGACCGGCAACTGCTGCATCTGCTCCAAGGTGCTCACGGTCAAGGCATCGATTGAAGCGGGCATTGGCCCGATCTGCGCCGACAAGCTCGGTTGGTAAATCCTATCTACAGGAGGGGCCTTCGGGCCCCTCGCTTCGTTTGAAAGGCAGTCACATGGAAGAAATGGTCAACTGGCCCGTCGAGGTCGACCGGTACAGCGATTCCGGCGAGGGCGGCCTGTTCGCCTGGATGATCGTTCCGGAGTCCCTGAGCGACGGGGAGGCGTACGGAGCCAACACCTACGGCAACTACTGCCACGTCGACGTGACCGCTTACCTGTCCCGACCTCGGGTGATGCTTACTCGGCCGGACGTTTGCGTCAGTCCGGGAGGCCGCAAGGTGTTCGAGGCGTACGCGCACCGGGACTCCTGGTTCGACTACCAGATGCAGCTGGACAAGCGGCTGGACTTCAACATCGAGCTGGACGCGGACCGGAAGCTGAAGAGGGCCCTGATCAGCACCCTGGGACAGGACGACATCAGCGTTCCGATGCTGGCCACGGTGTTCCTCGGATCTACCGGCGCGTCCCTGTACGACGAGCGCGGGGGTGGTTACTTCAATGTGACCAAGGGCGCCCTGACCCCGGCGGGGCTGAAGCAGTACAACCACTGGCAGGAGGTGTTCGGGGTCGACCCGATCATCCTGACGTTTCTTGACACGTGACCGTCTCGGGGTAGCGGATCGCCACGGTTCCGCTACCCTGGGCCACCCTCAGTGCTAGCGTAGATATGCGGATCGCATACGCCGGGAGGGATCATGACCCACAAGACCGTAGATCTGAACAAATGCCCGTCTTGTCACGGGGAGACCGTTTACGAAAAGCCCGAGGGCCGGTCCGGTCTGGTACGCCTGCACGTGCTGCCCGGGGGAGACCTGGAATTCCTGTGCCCCGAGGTACTCGCCGCCAAGCCGTCCAGCGGTAGCTAGCAGATCCGCAGCCACGGTGGCGGTTGCTGCGTTGCTGCGTGGTGCTAACGCTGCAACGCAGCTGGCTGCTGGCATGGGACGTAGCAATCAAAGGCCGCAGTTCGTTGCTGCGTGGTGTGGTCGCTGCAACGAAATTGGGGTCGGCTCTGTTGTCGAGTTTCCCTTTCTGAGCTATTTCGGCTAGGGTAGATATAAGTAACCACCCCTTACGGAGATCATCATGGCCGACCGCGCCAAAGCCCTCGTTCCGCCTTACGCCCTCGTGGGCATGTACCCCTACAAGGAACACCCCTGGACGGCTCAGAAGCTGGTCAGCGACCTGGAACGACGTGCTCTCGCGGCCCGACAGTGGCTGGAGGACAACGACTGGGATCCTCTCGTAGACGCGGTCACTGAGGACGGCCACGCCGCGCGTGGGGTATTTATGCCTAGTGACCCCACGATGGCCCACCACGTGAGGATGACCATTCAGGAAGTCGCCGTACACAAGATGTGGGGCAAGTCCCGGGTGGTATTGGACATCCACCCCGGGATGATCGGGCATCTCCGATCGTCGGACAGTGACAAGTTCCCGCCCCTGGTGCTCAAGCATCTGACCCACCTCAACCCCCTGATTTTCCTGGGGGAGCCGGTGATGCTGAAGGACTCGGCAGGTAAACCGATCAGGCTGATCGGTTGGTATGCGGCGGGTATGACAGGCCGTCAGCACTACGTGGACACTCAGGATGAGCGGGCAGAAGCCTTCCACCTGACGGCGGTGTCAGAGGTGCTGTCGGACAATCACAAAGAAGTCATCGACTGGGATTACTGCCGTATCACGCTGCCGATCACCGGGGCGGATGCCACGGTCGGGGAACTGATCGCACAGGGTATGAACCGGTTCGCGTGGGACCCGACGATCATGGATCAGACGGAGAACGCACAGCAGCAGTACATGTCGGGTCTGCTGCACGTAATGGTCCCTCACATGCTGTATCTGGTGTCTCAGAACCTGGAGTCGAAGCCGAAGCCGTTCACGGCCCCGGCCCCTCCGAGGCGCAACAAGTGGGACCGTAAGCAGGGCGGCGGGAAGGTGGACCGGTACCTGGTGGGCTACCATTCCGGGCCCGTCCTGGCCTCTCTGGAGGGCTGGGAGGGGGATGAGGTGGAGCCGCGCGGGCCGAAGGGTGCACAGGGCTCCAGGAAGTCTCCACGGCCTCACTGGAGGCGGGCGCACTTCCACACCTACCGGTACGGTCCGGGGCGCACGGAGCGCAAGGTGAAGTGGCTCGGGCCGATGCCGATCAACGCCGACGGGTCTGTAGCGGATACGACGATCGTTAAGGTGAAGTAGGCGGTTGGGGGCGGGGTGTTGTGTCACTCCGCCCCTTACTGCTAGGGTAGATATATCAAAGCGAACAGCACGTGACTAGGAGACGCCTCGTGGACCTGCCCGGCTACAAAATCACCCGCGACGGCCGGATCCAAGCCCCTTCGGGCCAGTGGGTGACCATTGTCAACTCAGGGGGCTATGCCCGGGTGAAGATCACCCTCAACGGTGTACGGCGCTCGTACGCGGTAAAGACCCTGGTCTGCACAACTTTCCACGGCCCCCCGCCGTCGCCGGACCATGTTGCCGTGAACATCGACGGCGACGCGTTCAACAATCACGCCGACAATCTGAAGTGGGGCACCCTCCATGAGGTCCGCGCGGCACGCGGAAAGGACCGGCATCCCACCCATCAGGGGGAGAAGCACACTCATCACGTGCTCACAAAGTCCCAGGTGGACGGCATCCGCCAGGACTACAGCGTTGAAGACGTCACGTTGCGCCCCTCACAACGCGCCCTGGCCAAGAAGTACGGCGTGAGCCTGCGCACGATTCAGAAGATCGTGCACAACAAGGACTGGCAGGATCCCGATTACACACCCCCCGTGATCTGACCTGACTGAAAGGCGGTTCCCTTGTACGCCGTCGTACGTACTGATCGAGGAAACACCGAGGGGCGGAAGTCATCTGACTTCCGCCCCTTCTTTGTCTGCGGTCTAGTAGTTGCCGTTGCTCAGCAGCTCGCCCGTCTTGTTGTACACCGTGACCAGGCCGTTCTTGGAGTCCTTGCCCCGGCTGGCCTGCCAGTCCGCGAAGGAGGAAGCGATCAGCTTGCCGCTGGCGGCGTCCTCGCTCATCAGATCACCGGAGTAGTCGGTGTAGACCTCCGGCGCGTCCAGGATGTCGTTCTTGTTGTCGGCGCCCTGGATCTTGGTGACGTGCTTGGAAGCAGCCTTTTCGGTCGCCGTGCCGTGCTTGCTCACGAACGCCTTGAACTGGTCCACCGTGGACGCCTCGGGCGCCTTCGCCTTGGGCTTGGTGGCCTCACTCTTACCCGCAGCGGACTGGGCGGGCTGGGCGGAAGAGGCAGACGGCTTGTCGGTGTCCTCGCCTCCGTTGGACGACGCCGCCACGATGATGGTGATGAAGACGGCAGCCCCGATACCGATGTACAGCCACTTCTTGCTCTTCTTCTTCGGCGGCTGCGGCGGTGCGTACTGCGGAGTGTGATAGGGCGGCTGGGTCGGGTACTGCTCGGACATTACAGGTCCCCCTGGGGCGAGTTGGGGCCTTGTAGTCAGTGTGACGACAAGGCGGAATGCAGCATACGGCATGTGTCAATGGCCGTTCAATCTACCCTCTAACACGGCCCCTTCAGTAATGTGCCATTTGCAGCGTTCGTTGCAGGCTCCCGTAAACATGTTTCGTAAGCTACCGTTTAGATCACCGGAAACAATCGGTCCACTTAAACCGGACCCTGTAGCGCTGTAGGGGACCCATGAGTCTCAAAGACGACCTGGTGAACGTCGAATCCCGACGCGGCACCTATCCCGGCCCCCAGTGCACCGTCGCACGCATCCTGGGCCAGATCACAGACGAAGACCGCGAGCACCTGTGCAGGGTTCTGGACAACCCCGAGATCCCCGGATCCGTCATCGCCGCCGCCCTCACCCGCAACGGGCACGCCATCACCGACAAGACACTCCTGAGGCACCGCAAACGCGGCACCGCTTCAGGCTGCCGCTGCCCCAAGGGCACTGAGTGAGCCGGGGCCTTTCCAGCGACCTGGAAGCCCTGCTGAACCTCCCCCCGGAGCAAGCCGGTTCCTCTCGCGCCGGGCGCACACCGACCTCCCCCGTGGGCCGGGAATGGCAGCCCGGAGTCGCCTTCGGATCCGACGGTGCGATGACCGTCGTCACAGCCCCTACCGCGACAGGTCCCCAGGACCCGAACGCCTGGAAGGCTGCCGTCGAAGAACTCGGGCTGAGCGTCCCGAACGGCTGGGAAGTCCAGCTGACCGAAGCCAAGCACGACCCCGCCGCCTGGCATCGTGATGCCGAAGGCGAAGACGCGGTCACCCGGCCTGTCTGGCGGCTGAAGTTCCGGGTAGCGCCGTCCTCCCTGGCCGGTTACGGCGCCGAGGACATAGCGACGATGGTTCGGGACGCCATGCGCGTCAAACGCAGCCGCAGGGCCCCTGTAGCCCCGTCACGGGGCCTCGTTGTCGCCTACTCGGACCCGCAGACCGGCAAGGTCGACCGCCGGGGCGGGACACCGGAACTGATTGCCCGCGTCGCGGAGAAGTTCGACCGGCTCCAGGACCACATCAGGGACCTCCAAGCCGTCGGGCGCCCCGTGGACTCCGCCTACTGGATGGACGCCGGAGACTGCGTCGAAGGCCAGCAGAACGTGGCCGCGCAGATCGGCACCAACGATCTGACGATGACCGAGATGGTCCGCCTGCACAGGCGCTTGACCTTTGACGGACTCAAGCGGCTGGCCCGGCAGTTCGACTCCGTCACGGCCGCCGTGTGCGCCTCCAATCACGCGCAGCACCGGGTCAACGGCAAGATGGTCGGCCCGCCCACCGACGACTGGGGCATCGAGACGATGCAGCAGGTCGCCGACGCCTTCGCGGTCAACGAAGGCGCGTTCGGGCATGTGAAGTTCATCCTGCCGGAGACCTGGCAGGAGACCGTGAGCGTAGACGTGGCCGGAACCGTCGTGGGTCTCTCCCACGGGCACCAGGTCCGCAACCCGTCGAAGGTCGTGGACTGGTGGCGCGGTCAGACCTTCGGAGAGCAGCCCGTTGCTGCCGCGCGGATCCTCCTGACCGGCCACTTCCACCACTTCCGTGCCGAAGAGGTGGGCTCCGGGAAGCTCTGGGTGCAGGCCCCGGCCCTGGACAACGGCTCGTCCTGGTACTCCAACTGGTCCGGCGACGACTCCCGCGCAGGTCTGCTCGTGTTCTCCGTAGGTCCGGACGGCTGGTCCGACCTCGTCATCCTGTGAAGGGAGCAACGCCCATGTCTGACGAAGCCCACGAGTCCGAGGATGCCCAGAGCGTTCCGTCGGAGATTCTGCACTTCCTGGTTCCCGAGGAGCAGGAAGGCGGGGCCCTGCGGTGGACCGTGACCACGATGTTCATCGACCTGTTCAACGCCATCGGCCTGGTGATGGAGGGGGTGGCCAGCTTCTTCAACGGGCAGGCCCGTTCCCTCGCAGCGCGGGCGTCCCTCAAGGAGGAGCTGGCGGACCGGGCGCTCCGGCAGCGGCTCCGGTCGGAGGAGCGGATCAGGATGCAGATGCACACCATGGAAGACATCGCAGCCTTACCGGAAGCACCGGAGTGCTAGGCTAGCTGTAGCGAAACTTCAGGGCTGTAGCTCTGGGGGGTTGGGCGGCAATTGGACGCCTTAATGTGAAGAGGATCACCCAACCAACGCATTGTTGACGGAACCCCCGGTGGTCGCCTCCGGGGGTTCCGTCGTGTCTGGCCCTCGGCTATCTCTTGACTTTTCCGTACAATGATCACACCGGCATAGGGAATGGAAGAAAGAGGATGGCGTGGCGCAGAACGCATGGGCCGACCGATTAGCCACGCTGTATGAGTTACAAGCGAAAAAGGACTCTCACCGGAACGCGGCCAACTGGGTCAACGATGTTCTCGGTGAAGACATGTGGTCCATGCAGCGGGAGATCTGCGAGAGCGTTCGGGACCACCGATTCACAGCCGTCCAGTCCTGTCACGCCGCAGGCAAATCGCACCTCGCGTCCCGTTTGTCCGCTTGGTGGATTGCCACCATCCCCATGGACCAGGTCTTCCTGGTCACCACGGCACCCACAGCCCGGCAGGTGGCTTCCATCCTCTGGCGCTACATCCAACGCGCCCACAACCTGGCCAAGGAACGCGGGTTTTCACTACCAGGCCAGATACTGTCTTCCCCGATACCGTCCTGGAAAATCAACGGCGAGTTAGTCGGCATCGGCCAGAAGCCGCCGGACAAGGAAGACTCCGCCTTCCAGGGGTTCCACGCTGAGCAGATCCTCGTCGTCATCGACGAAGCCTGCGGTGTCGACCGGTCCATCTGGGACGCCGTGGACTCTCTCGTCACCAACGAGGCGTCACGGGTGCTGGCCATCGGGAACCCGACCGACCCCGGCAGCCACTTCCGGCAGGTGTGCTCACCGGAGAACCCGCTCGGCGAGAAGTGGAACAAGATCCGCATCGACGCCCTGCGGTCCCCGCTGATGACCGAGGAAGCCTGCTCCCGCTACCCGAAACTCGTCGAGTACATGCAGGAAGAGGGCATCCCGTTCTCCACCGAGGAAGTCTCCCCGACCCTCCAGAAGACGCTGGTCGGCCCGACCTGGGTGTACGAATCGATGATCGGCTGGGGCAAGGAGTCCTCCCTGTTCCGGTCCAAGGTACGCGCTGTGTTCCCAGAGACGTCCTCCGAGGGTGTCATTCCGCTGGCCTGGGCGGAAGCGGCTATGGCCCGGTGGGAGCAGTGGCGGGACGGTACGTACATCATCGACCCGGACACCGACGAGCCTGTCTGCCTGGTCGAACCCCGTGCCCAGCAGCCTGGTGAGATCGTCATCGGTGCGGACATCTCCGACGGCGGTGAGGACGAGACGGTCGCCGCGATCCGGCAGGGTGATGTGGTCCGCGAGATGCGGGCGTTCCCCTCCAAGGATCCGTTGACCACGGCGGACGACCTCCAGCAGATCGCGGCCCTGCACGGTGCCCCGACGAATGCCAAGTACATCGTGGACGGCATCGGTGTGGGTTCGGGTGTGGTGGCCAAGCTGCGCCGGGACAGTCAGGACACGTATGCGTTCATCGCGGCAGCCAACTCCGGCCGCAAGGACACCACCGGCAAGATGTCGTTCATCAACGACCGTGCGGCGGCCTGGTGGAATCTGCGGGAGCTGTTGAACCCTGCCCGCAGGGGCGGCGCGACGATCGCGTTCCCCCGGGACGACAAACTGCTGGCAGAGCTGACGTGCCCGAAGTTCGACACACAGCCAGGCACCCCGAAGTACAAGATCGAAAAGAAAGAGGACATCAAGACCCGGCTCGGCAGGTCCACCGACCGGGCTGACGCCATCATCCACGCCTATTGGATGACGTACGGCCCCACGCCTGTGGAACAGCCCAAGGACCACGAATGGAAAGCGTCCGAAGAAAAGTATCCGTACAACAACGACCCGGCTGCGGAGGCCGTGGTGGAAACCTGGGATACCGAATCGGATATGGAACTCTCAGGCTGGTAGGGCAAAAATGCTGAATGTTAGCATAAGCTGACGGGATGCGCAGAGTAGGGGAGTACCGTGCCGGATGATTTAGGCAGAACAGCTCTGCCAGACGCGGGAGAAATCTCGCCTTCCAACTATGTCCCGGAGTACCCGGGCACACCGCTCACCCCTACGGCCAAGGGGGCTCCGGAAGTTGCTCTGGAGGCGGAGGAAGGCAGCCTCTACACCACCTCGGACTCCTGGGCCGCATCCTGGTCCGGTGTCCCCGGACGCATTCTCCTGGATGAGAACGAATTCGAGTCTCTGTCCTTCGACGAGATGCTGGGCCGAGACGGCAAGGCCCGCACCATCCAGTCGGTTCTTACCCTGCCAATCAGGTCCGCCCCGTGGAAGATCATCCCTGGTTCGGGCGACTCGGGAGAGGCCGCCTTCATTCAGGACGCTCTGACCAAGCCCGCGAACCAGGGCGGCATGAAGACGCCTATGCGCCTGCTCATTGCGCAGGCTCTGTCTGCCCGCACCTACCGCAAGGCGTGCTTCGAGAAGGTTTTCACGGAACGGGACGGGAAGATCGTCTACGACCGGCTGGCGTTCCGTCCCTCCCCGACCACGGCCATTGCCCGTGACCCCAAGACGGGGGCGTTCAGGGGTTTCCGGCAGCGCCCGGTGTCCGTGGGCGGCGAGGTGTGGCCGAACATCTGGATCGACATCCCTGCCCAGTACTCGTGGGTCCACCTCAACAACCAGCACATCAACGCGGCGCGCGGCCACTCCGACATGGAGTTGATCTACTGGCTGCACGACAAGAAGCAGAAGGTGCTGTTCCTGTGGGCGACGTTCCTTGAGGCGAACGCCACGGGGAGGTACATCGTTCAGGCGGAGGACGAGACCCGCGCGAAGCAGTACGCGAAGGCCCTGCGGTATGTGAAGAACGGCGGCGTCCTGGGGACGTCGTCTGAGGTGAAGGTCGAAACCCTGGAGCTGGGTACGGCTGCGGCCGGGCTCTTCAAGGAGTTCATCGACTACCTGGACAACCAGATGGCCGCCTCCGTGCTCGCCGGGTTCACCAACCTCCCCGACAGTCCCGGCGGCTCGTACGCCCTGTCCAAAGACCAATCCGACTTCTTTCTCCAGTCGCTCACCGGCACCGCGAAGGAGCTGGCCGAGTCCATCACGAACTACGTGATCGCGGACCTGGTCATGTACAACTTCGGGCCGAATGGTGTCTGCCCGAACTTCGAGTTCGGGCCGCTGTCGGAGGGCGACCTGGAGACTGTGAAGGCCCTCCTGCTGGGCTTCGGCACGACCCCCACCGAGTTGCGGGTGCCACAGGCGTTCATGACCGAGCTGACCAAGATGATGGGCACGTATCTGGACATGCCCATGGAGGAAGTCAACAAGGAGTTCTCCCAGCTGGAAGAGCGCATCGACCAGCGGATGGATCTGGAACTCCAGACCAAGAAGGTGGGTCTGGACGCTCAGAAGCAGATGGCGGCTCAGGGCGGGCCTCAGGCGGGTGTGGCCAGGGGTATGGCGAACACGCAGGGCAAGGCGGCGCTGGCGAAGACCGGGGCGAAGATCAATAAGGCTGCGCAGATGGTCCAGCAGAAGGCTGCTGCGGCAAAGGGTGCTTCCGGCAGTCAGGGTGCCGGGAAGGGCAAGTAAAAAACCAAGCCCCCACCGGGAGTCGGAACTCAACCGGTGGGGGCTCGATCACCCAACCACCCGAAAGGAATAGTAAGGGGAGGAAACATGTCGGAGCAAGCTCAGCAAAAGGCCCAAAAGGACTCTTTAATGAGCGGGGCTGAAATTGCTGCGGTCGCCGCTGTGCTAGCGGCTGGTCCCCCTCTCCTCGCAGCAGTACAGGCTATTTCCGTTGCGGTGAAAACACCGAAAAAGCTCGTACTCGCCGCCCTTGCCGCTATCAAGTACAAACCCGGCAAAATGCCGACCGTTACCGGATCGAATCCTTTAGCCGAGATCAAGAAGAAAAACAGGCTGTACCGGGCCGCCTACCTCATCAATGCCGTCCAGCGGCTCGCCACCGCCACCGACCTCGCCGCCGGGATCCAGCGGGAAAAGCAGCTGTTCTCCGCCCACGTACAGGCCTCCACACGCCGGACAGCCGCCGCCAAAGCCTCCATCAAGATGACCGCCGCCACCCACAGCAAGATCCTCGGCTGGGGAGGCCTCCTCGACGACCGCACCACACCCGACTGCCGCTGGCTCATCGGGAAAAACTATTCAGCGGACAGCCCGCCCGAAGGCCTGCACCCCGGATCCCGGCACCCGAATTGCCGCTGTTTCCCCGCACCTGCCTGGCCAGGAAAACCCGTGGTGACAGAACTGCCCGCGCACCTATCCTGAAATGGGTGCTAGCCTCCCAGATTGACGGATAAACAGGTAGTTTGGTATCTGGCATGCCAGCTGAAAACACTCGCGCGAGGAGACCAAACCATGGCTACCGCATTAACCGTCATTTCCGCCTCCAATGGAGGCCTGTCCACCCTTGCAGCCGTTCCGGCAGACGTCGCCGGTAACACGTTCTCCAACGACGGAAACACCTGGCTCTTCCTCGACGGAGGCACCGCCGGAGGCACCGTGGCCATCAAGTCCAACGCCATCCTCCCGACCGGCCTGGTCGTCCCGGACAAGGTGTACACCCTCGCCGCGAGCACCACCTACCTGCTCGACCCGAGCGACTTCCCCTACGTCGTTACCGGCGACACGGTCAAGGCCACGGCGTCCGTCAACACCATCAAGCTCGCCGCGTTCCACTAAGCCCCACAACTTACTGGAGCGCATGACATGAGTGCAGAGACCGGGGCGTTAGCAACCACCCCGCACCCGTTAGGGAAGCCGGGCGGCCCCGGGCTCTTCAAGGACAAATCCTTGAGCCTGCCGCCTTATGTGCAGAACATCGCCCACAGCCTTATGGAGAAGCGGGGGATGGACAAGTCCAAGGCGATTCAGGTTGCCCTGGGCACCGTCAAGAACTGGGCGTCTGGCCAGGGCAACGTCAAGCCCGAGGTCCGCACCGCATCCGCAGCTGCCCTAGCCGCCTGGGAAGCCGCGAAGGCTAAGGCCAAGACCACCCCGAACAAGGGCGTGAGTCTGTCTCAGCCGATGACTCTCCTGCGGGGCGTCCTGGACGGCTCCAAGGTGGTAGAGCTGGCGCTGCCCCCTGCGGAACCCGCGCAGAAGAAGGTCACCAAGGACAAGAAGAAGCCTGCCGAGCAGAAGGGCAAGCACCAGCTGCCGCCCGGTGCTGTCGGGTGGAAGCACAACTGGGTGCCTGTCGACAAGAACGGCACTCCGGTCGGCCCGTCGCAGAAGGACAAGTCGGCCTCGGAGATCAAGGACATGGCGGGCCACGATGCGGCCACCAAGGACGCGATCCGGCAGGCGTACAAGAACAAGGCTGAGAAAGACGGCAAGAAAGCCGCTGCGAAGGCGAAGTCGGAGGCTGCGAAGGCCAAGACGAAGGCGGCTGCGGCCAAGAGGCGGGCTGCGGCTGAGGCGAAGCGGCGGACCAAGGCCAAGGAGCGTCTCAAGAAGCAGGCCGCCACTGAGGCGAAGCGGAAGACTACTGCTGCGGCCAAGGCGGAGACGGCCAAGGTGAAGGCCCGTCAGAAGCTGGTCACTGCTGCGACCAAGCAGGCTCTGGCGGACAAGAAGGCCGGTCGTCCCCTGACGCCGACCCAGCAGAAGCTTCTGGACCGCTACAACGCGCAGCAGGCGTCGACGCTGGACCAGTTGCGGAACGACGTGAAGCTGTCCCAGCCGGTGGATCTGGGGGTGTCAGCCGAGGTCGGCGGGATGGTCACGGTACCCACGGTCTCCTCGCAGGACGGTGCCCGGATGACGGTGAACAGCCTGCTCTCGAAGGCGCCCAAGCGTCAGTTGGCGGATGCCGCGAAGAAGGTTCTGATGAAGCGGCGCGCTGGCCGCAGGAAGGGCAGCAAGTGACTACCCAAGAGTACGAATTAGCGTTCGTAACGAGTTTACCGGCCGGTGCAAAGGAAGTTCAGCCCCATACGCTGGACTTTTCCAAGAACCCCGCCGGAGCGTTAGCATTCCGTTACAAGCACGGATGGATCTTGATCAACCCCCTGATTCCCTCCCGAGGGCTCAGCGGCGGCGGTCTGGCCAAGGCGCACGGCCACCTCTCCGGCGGCCACACCGTGGGGCACTTCACCAAGGGCGCCGACGGCAAGATGCAGTTCAAGGCCACCGACCGGTACGCGTCCAAGGCGGACTGGGAGAAGGCGGTCAAGAGCAGGGCCGCCGCTGTCGGTGTCAAGCAGGAGGCCGTCAAGCAGGCCGTGGGCAAGGCGGAGGCCGCCTCCAACCAGGCCGAGAAGGTCACCTCCGACGGTCACCCCAAGGCCGTACAGGCGGCAGCTCACAAGGTGGCGGCGGAAGCCCACCAGAACGCGGCGAAGGCCTTCCAGTCGGCTGGCGAGGGACCGACCCACAAGTCCGGCGTCCTCACCCACAGCGCGCACAGCGCTATCCACGCCTCCAAGGCCACCCAGATGGAACAGGCCGCGAAGTCGGAGGCCGCCGCGAAGCTGGAGAAGCGCAAGGCCCTGGCGGAGGGTCTCAGCGCCAAGGCCCACAACCTTTCCACCACGGCGAAAGGTTCGCAGGGGTCCCCGAAGGAGAAGGCCGCCGCGCACGCCGAAGCTGCGGAAGCCCACAAGGCGGCTCAGGCGGCCAACAAGGTGGCGGGAAACCACTACAGTTCCGACACTCACGGCAAGGCCGTCGACAAGCACACGAACATCTCCAACAGCCAGCAGGCGCTGCACAACAAGCTGGAGCAAGCCGCTGACGCGCAGTCGGAGTCGGCGGGGAAGGCCACGAAGAGCGCCGGTTTCGCGGAGGAAGAGGGCGATTCCCTGGTCTCGCAGATCGCGGCCCACAAGCAGGCGGGGGATGCTCACCAGCAGGCGCACAGTCTGCACAGCAGCATCGGCAACCAGGAGAAGGCTCAGCATCACCTGACGCAGAAGATGGCCCACAACGCTGCCGCGGCCAACTTGAAGCAGAAGAAGGCCGAGCAGGACGCGTTGCAGGCCGAACACAAGGAGGCCACCACGGCGGCCGACAAGGCGTCCGTGGATGCGGGTGCGATGGGGGCGACTCCTGACGCTGTGAAGGCCCACAAGGACGCATCCAAGGCATACATGGCGGCCAAGGCCGCCGCGCTGGCGGCGGGCCAGCACGATGCCGCTCAGGACCACCACGAGAACGCGGTGGCGCACCTGAACCACGCTGGGAAGATCCACGCCGCCATGAAGGCTGCGGAGGAAAAGAAGGCCAAGCAGGCGGAGAACGACAAGCTGACCGCCGAGGCGTCCCAGGCGTACAACGCGGCGTACGACATGCCGGAGGGCACGCCGGAGGAGATGCAGGCCAAGGCCGACGCCTTCGGTGCCGCCGTAAAGGCCGCCGGGGCGGCGTTACAGCATGGCGGCAAGCACGACCTGCCGACCAACCACCTGGCCACAATGAAGATGCACCAGTCCCAGGACTTCCAGAAGGATCTGGAGCAGGGGGTTGCGGAACACAAGGCCAAGGCCGAAGCGGAGCACGCGGCCAAGATCGAAGCGCAGAAGAACCAGGCCAAGCTGAACCAGGCTGCTTACGACGCCACGGACAAGGCCAAGGAGCTGTCTGAGGCAGCCCAAGCCGCCAACACGGTGGAGGCCCACAACGAGGCCCTGGACGCCCACATCACGGCGGCGATCGCAGCCAAGAAGGCGGATCACGGACCGGGCATCCAGGAGTTCCACAAGAACCAGGGGATGGTCCACGCTACCGCGATCAAGAAGATGAAGGAAGACGCGGACGCCAAGGCGACCGCCGATCAGCAGCTGGCGGCGAAGGCGGGCAAGGCAACGGCGCTGTCTTCCAAGGCATTTGCTGCGACCGATGCGCTGTTCCACGCCAAGGACAAGACGGCGGCCCATCTGGAGGCTGCGGACGCCCACGCCCACGCCGCGAAGGCTGCCAGTGATGCGGGGAAGACCGGGCTGGCCAAGAAGCACGCGGACTACGAGAAGCTTCACCTGGCTGACGCCAAAAAGTCTCAGGCCGATGCGGACGCTGCCACCAAGGCCGCCGGGATCCCCAAGCCGCCGGTCGCTACAGAACCGAAGGCGTCAGGGACCCCCCTCAAGCCGGTCGGCGCGCTGAAGGGCACCGGCAAGCACCTTGGTTCCCACAGCAACGAGGTGATGAAGGACGAAGCCGGGAACGAGTGGCTGAACAAGGAAGATCCCCAGGGCTACTCGCGGGTGCTGGACCCTGCGGTGGCATCACTGCACCGCAAGGTGGGTCTCGCCACTCCCGTGTTCGTCAAGTACAAGAAGGGTCACCTCCAGGAGATGATCCAGGGATCAACGGACGCCTTCCCTGACGGCCAGTTCAACCCGGAAAAGCTCTCCCCGGACGACATCACCAAGATGCTCCAGTACCAAGTGCTGGACTACGCCACGGGTAACCAGGACTCGCACTCCGGGCAGTGGCTTCAGACCTCTCGGGGGTTGCAGCAGGTTGACCAGGGTCAGGCGTTCAAGTTCGGCGTAGGCAAGGGCGTGGGTGGCTACAGCAAGGGCGACCCGACGACGACCTACACGCCGAACCCGCCGGACGTGCCGGTGTACCCGAAGCTGTGGAACGCCGCCAAAGCGGGCAAGATCCAGATCCCGGACCCGAACGGGGACAACGCTTTCGCCCACACGATCAAGGCTGTCCAGGACATGCCGGACGAGCAGTTCAAGACCCTGTTCAAGCCGTACGCCGTCCAGGCATTGAACAACGGCCACAACCCCGGCGGACACTCCACCGTGGAGGGCTTCCTCGACGACATCGCCAAGCACAAGAACACCATCGGGAAGGACTTCGAGAAGCTCTACAACGGGCTCCCCGAATCCGCGAAGGCCGGGACTCCGGGTGCGCTCAGCAAGGACGATGCCCTCAAGAAGGTGGCCGAGCACACGGCCCAGGGTGATGTCTTGAAGAGCGGGGCGATCTCCAAGGCCAAGGCTGCGGGTGCGTCTCTCGACGAGATCCACAACGTGATGCAGGAAGCCAAGGCGGAGAAGGCTGCGAGCACGGCTGGCATGTCCGCGAAGGACGTGGCGTTGAAGAAGCTGGCCGAGCACGAGCAGGCTGGCGGGGACATGGCCGTTGGGGGCCAGCTGGAAAAGGCGGCCCTGGCTGCCGGTGCCTCTGTGGACGAGATCAAGCAGGCCGCCGGGCACCCCGACGACTTCCTGAAGGGGCCCGGAAAGGCTGCACCTTCTGGCGCGGCGCCTGGTCTGTCCCCGAAGCTGGAGGCGTTGAAGGCGGTTGCCGAGTACGCGGAGAACCCCCCGGACAACTGGTCGCTGAAGACCTATCAGGATCTCAAGGACGCGGCTAAGGCTGCGGGTGCGAGTCCCGACGAGATGAAGGACGCCCAGTACTCAGCGGGCTCGTTCCTGAAGAACCTTCCCGCTGCGGCACCCGCCCCGGCGGCGCCCAGCACCTCGCCCAAGGACACTGCTTTGAAGGCTCTCGCGGAGCACTCGAAGCTACCGGACGACCAGTGGACCTCGGAGAAGCACCAGGAGTTGAAGAAGGCCGCGAAGGCTGCCGGAGCCTCCGTCGAAGAGACTCATAAGGCGTTCAACTCGCCGGGGGAGTACCTGAAGGGGATAACTCCGGCAGGCACCGCCTCCCCGGCGGCTTCCGCAACCCCGGCGAAGCCGAAGGCGGACCCGTTCAAGCCGAAGGCCAAGTGGACCAAGGGCAGCAAGGGCCTCAAGACCAGCGGCGGCGACGATCTCAAGGAGGTGCAGGTCGTTGAAGGCCCGAAGGGTCTGGTCGTCCACAAGAAGGTCGGTGGCACCGGCTGGTCGGTCGCCTCGGCTGACGGACTGGCGATGGGCAGCAAGTTCAAGACGCAGAAGGAAGCCAAGCTGGCGGCCGAGTGGATGGCGAAGAACTACGGCGGAGACCACCTCACCCAGGAGAAGTTCAGCGACTGGAAGACCGCCAACCCGGAGGAGTTTGCCAAGTTCAAGCAGGGTGTGTTCAGCGCGCAGTGGAACAAGGACGCTCAGGCGGAGCTGGACAAGACGACGGCCACGGCACCGGCAGCAACTACGCCTGCCGTGTCGGCTCCCAGCGCATCATCTGCGAAGACGGATGCGCTCAAGGCTCTCGCCGAGCACAACCTGCCGGACAACGGCGACGACTGGGACTACGACAAGGACAAAGATCTCAAGGATGCGGCCAAGGCTGCGGGTGCGAGTACTGCGGAGATCAACGCAGCCGAATTCAAGCCGAAGACGTTCCTCAATAGCCT